CACAAATGATGCTGATCCATGGGCGGCCAAGCCCATGTATGTCGTACTTCATAGCAGCGTTAACAAGCGTGTCGGAGACCGAAGTATCCGGCCATCCCGATTGCATTGTGTACGGAACGCTGTACGAGGTACCAAGGCATGAAGTCCCTCGAGACACGTCACGTCAAAGTAGACGAGCTACTCGCCGTGGCAGCCTGCTCCTGTAGAGGGAGTTGAGGTACTTAAACGGGCCTTTAAGCAGATGAAGATCAAATCTGCTTTGGTCGTCTTCAAGAACGACGACCTTGTCACCGTCGGGGCACATCTCTTGGATGAGCTGGAGGCTCCGGTGGTAAGCCTCCCCAATTTCCTGGCAACTCAAGCCGCAGGTGTAGACGACCTGCCTGCCTTCCTCCACCTCGCCTCGGAGATAGTCGTTGGGGCAGAGTGCATCCCTAACTTTCTTGACCCATGGGCGCAGGTATGGCCCAACACCGGCACTAAGCTCGAGTGGACATCCCTGGATGAACCGTGGATCTTTGAATGTGGGGTCGCAACTCTCCTTCATGGCCACCTCCTTCTTGATAAAAGATGAGGCGACGAGGGGGGGCATATCATGGCAGTCGCTACGCACTGCGAGCAATGCGTCTCTACGTGCTGGTGGGAACGTGCCACACCACTCTACGTAGTCCATGGGCCTATAGGCGAATGGGACACGCTGTTCGAGCCAAGGTACAAACTCATGAGTGAGTCTGCGCCAATTGCCCTCGATCTCCGCCATGCGATTGGCATTGATGTGTGCGGGTAGGAACTTGCCTACTCTGCCACACATCGAGATATTTTCATTGTGGCTACACGTTCTAAATGTAGTCCCAATGAAACCAGCGATGCCCCACGAGCCAGTAGCCCCATGGCCAGGCTTGCAAATGGGGTCAAGTTGGCGCATCTTAAACTCGGGCTGAGTTTTGGCGCACTTGACAGCATACTCATCCAGACACACGTCAACTTGGACGGGATCTTCGCTCTCCACGTCCTGGTAATATGTGTCCAGAGTGTATGTCTCACGGCCAGCAAGGTAACATGCGACATTCCAGCTGGCATGCGCTGCCCATCCGAAGAACAGGTTACTTCGTGCTAATGAGCAGTGTGCGAGCGTTCTGATGAGACACTCGCGCCAGCCTCCCCTTCTCATGAAGAAGGTCTCGCCGACAGAGAAAATCGCCGATGCAGTAAGGAGTGGAACAACTCCGAAACCCATTCCAGCCGCAACAGCTGTTCCAACATATGGTGCGGCTACGGTAGGCAATAGGCCGGATACCGATCTCGACACCACAGGGGCGATGATCCCTACCACCCCGATCCGAGCAATGGCGCGCTTGGCGCATTCCTCGGCGAGTGGCAACCCAAACAGGCGCAAAGCGTAGCCAACGATGGCAGCACTAGTGCGTCCCTGTATGACTGAGAACGTCTCAGTCGCCTCAATAGTCTTGAGGTGGGCAACGTCAGTGAGACCCAAATTCCTGGGAATGGAAGTGGGTCGCAGGCGGAAGTAGTGCCACACACTGCCGAAGAAACCGCGATCGACCCGACTCAAACAGTGGGCTCGCCCTGCGACAAGCCTATCTTGATAGGCCTGTGCATATGCACGCTCCAAAATGTGCATGATCTCTCCGGACAAATTGTCAATAACAGTGTGGACATTGTCCTTCCTGGCGATTGCGGTCAAGGACCGCAGCACCACCTCACGATCAGTCTTGCTGTTGAGATCCTTGTGGAGTAGCAGAAGCACCGCCTTATCGAACAAGTTCTTACGGTGGCGTTCGGCTGCTTCGGCACGGACTACAGCAGGATCTGGTGGTGGGGGGGCACCGGCAGCTCCTCCAGGAGGGCCGCCTTGCTGGGGCTGATCAGGTGGTGGTGGGGGCGGGGGCCCAACGTCACGCGGGTCACCACCACCGTCAGCAATGGAGGGATCAGCTATAGCAAGGGCCTCCGCTGCTGGGCGGCCCGCCAACTGATC